ATAAACAGAGTAAATGGGATTAACAGAATTGTATATGATATTTCTTCTAAACCGCCTGGAACAATTGAGTGGGAATAATCAATAAAATTAATTTTAATGCGTTGTTTATTTAATTTGACAATATCAATAAAATATAAAAGTACTAAAAAGATACTAAAATTCAAAAAGAGGCATATTTCAGCCTCTTTTGTTATTATCATATTTAGTTGCTATTTTTCTCCATTTCTCTATAATCACCCAAAGTACTTGCCATTATGTTTTGCACAATTTCATTATCTTTAGATAATATTGTTTCTATTAAATTGCTTCTGTATTTATTTAAAATATTTAACATTTCGATATTTCCTGTCATTTTTAATCCTGTTTCCAGTACTCCTAGTTCCCAATCTATATATTTTTTAGCATCATTTCCAAATTCCTTTTTTATTTCACTTACTAAAAAATGTCTATAATTCTTTTTTGTAAAATTGTTCTTTTGTTTTATTTTTCTCATTTCCTCTCCTTTCACAAGACTATTATACAACATGTTTTATATTTTACCAATAACTTTTTTATAAAATATAGATAAGGTATTTTAATGATGTAGGAGATTTTAAATTTTCATATTTTTTTACCACTTTATTAAAAAAATATTGCGACTTTTTCATTCCACAAAAAAAGATAGCCATTTCTGACTATCTCCCAAACACTTTGACAGCTCTTTCTTTATCTTTATTCTCATCAATTATTCTTTGCTTGTCAAATCCAGCTATAATTATTAATGCCACTATATTTGTTCCGATTAATAGCAGCATATCCTCTGTCTTCGACTTCTTTTAAATCTTCTTTCTTTGATTTTTCTTCTATGGAATCGAAAATATCTTTGTTACTTTCGCTCTTCAGCTCACTCCGTAATAAATTTAAATTCTGCCTTCTTTGATATCCTCTTAATTTCAGCGTCATTACTGAATTTAAGAATATCAACGCCAATACGACGATTGCAAACTTCCTACTTCTGTGATATATTTTCATTTTTATCATCCCTCTTCTTGACAAATCCGAGCTTTTCCAGCAGAAGTTCCAAAAATCCTGTGCTTATACCGTATCTTTTCTGATTGATTGTTTCCATCATAGCTTCTCCGAAAAATCCCAGCACAGGACTCCAAGGATACAGGAAGCCGGCATTGAAATGCCCCACCACTTTATTAAGGGATAAGGCGATAGCCATTGTCATTCCAGCAACGGCTATTCTTTTTATGTACGGTTTTACTGGCTGATTGTCTATCATTTTCTGGGCAACCACGCCAAACAGGACTCCTGAAAAGAAAAGCATGAGGAAAAGTCCGTGATTGTCTATTATTACTTTTAAATCCTCTATCATTGATCATGCTCCTTATATCCCTACTGCTGTTTTTTCTTCCCCAAGTATTCTGTGTATTATCTCATCTACGTTTATAGTTTTTTCAAGTGTTTCAGCACCTTTTAACAATAAATCCTCAGTAAATTTCTCAATGTCATCAGGAATATATGGATTGTTTATTTCCTGTGATTTTTTTATGAAGTCCTTAAACTTCCCAAAAAAGTTGTTTTTAACAGCTTCCAGTTTTTCTATCCCTTTTTTAGCTCCAAAGATTATTTCTTTTTCTAACACTTCTTTTCTAGTAAAGTCTACCAACATCCCTATTAAAATTACTTGTAACTGTTTATCCATTGTTTCTCCTCCTAAAATTTATAAAATCAATTTTAAGCTAGCAGGCTTTACAATCAATTTTTGCTTACTAGCCAGCCTATTTTTTTAACGTTCAAATATAGCTTGTATTCAAGCTATTTTTTCACTACTTTAATTCAAAATGTGGCGTATCGTGCATTTTCCAATTTCCGCCCCATTCAATATTTACATTTTTTGATTTTGCTACTGCCAAGATGTGGTTTGCAATCAATTTTAATTTTTTCTCATCATATCCTTCTTCCGATGTGAATTTTCTATACACACCATTTTCGATAACTCCGCAAGGAAAAATGTCAACAGCATGCCCAAATCCATCAGATTTTATTTGATGGTTTGATTTCGCTCTTTTCCCATCACAATTTGTTACAATTCTTCCTGTCTTGCTTCTTCCAATTTGATATAAAGCAAACTGTTCTTCCGTTGTCCTAGCTCCTGCTGTTATTCTAAAATCATACGGACTGTTTGTAATTGCTTCTTTCATAACTTCAACCAATTTCGGATGTACTTTTTTCATTTTGTCCAGACTTTCTTGACTAAACGAATACGTTTTATTTTCCATTGTTGTATTTTCCTTGTCCCAATCTTTGAAATATTCCTCCTTTCTTTGAACTCTATTTAGCCAGCCCGTCAAAAATTCTTTTTGAGTCTTGTCACCTTCAACCTTGCTTCTGTAATAAATTCTCTGCAAGTTATGATAAACTTCCAAAAATTTTTCGGGATCTGCTGCATTCAATGCTTCCAATGTTTTGTTTCCAATTATTCCGTCTACATCAAGATTTGCATTAGTAAGTTGATTTATAGCAATCTGTGCGTTTTTTGTTCCATTTCTGCCGCTATTTACAGCCCAGTCGCATATAGATAGTGCCACTTTATCATTTACAACTTTATCCAGCTTGTTTCCAAGATAGTATTTTTTTAGATATATATTTTTTGCAAAATCTATTGTTAAATCTTGCATATCTCCCTTATATCCAAAATCTCTTGCATCTTCTTCTGTTATTCCGTATTTTGTTTTTCCACCCTTGTCGTGCTTGTCATTAGAATATCCACCTTCGGCTTTTAGTAAATAATCAAATATTTTCTCAAATCTGTCCATTTAAATCACTTCCCTTTTTTAATTTTGAAAAAAATCTTTTACATTAAGTTCTAACATCTGATTAATAGTATATCTACTGATTCCAGCCACTGCCATTTGTTCGGCAACATCTGCAATTTCAATTATATCTTGTATTTTTGTTGCTAGGACTTTTAATTCAGTTCTGTTTAGCTCTATAAACTCAACTAAACCCTATCATTTAAAACCTTCACTTTTTCTATTTTGTCCTGTTCCAGCAACGACATCAACGAAAATTTTAACGCTAATCTATTTCTATTCTCTTCATTGTTCTCAAAAGTGTATTTCTTCCCAGCTTTTTCTATTTCAAGCGGCTGATTCAAAAAGTTTGATTTAGCTTCTGCTAAGTCTTTTAATGCTTTTTCTCTTAATTCTTTTAATTTTTTATTTAACAAATCATTGTCAACTTTCCAAGTGTGAGAGTCTTTATCCCACACGCTCCACTCGTTCGGCTTTGCAATTGTTACGATTGTTTCATTAACTTCATCTAAATAACTTCCGTCACTTAAAACTGTCTTGCCAACCTTTATTTTTTCTACTTCTGTCATTTCTCTAAGTTCTCCAGTTTCAGTATCAATAACTGGATTTGTAAGCAACCCGTCAGAATATTTCATTGTTTCCTCATGCCAGTCTGGATAAAACATTGCCGGATTTTTTTTAAATTCCTCCAGAGATGTTACAACTGGTTTTGCTATATTCTCCATTGTCGCTATCAAGTAAATGTAAATTACTGTCATTTTTATCACTCCATTTCTTTATTTTTTATAATTTTTACGTTTAAATCCCGCTTTTTTACGAACTTCTAACAGTTTATTTTTTTATCTCTTGCACTTGTCTTTTTAACATAGTTCTTCTTTTCACTACGATTTGCAAACAGGTGAAGTTAGAAAACTATAAATAGCATTAAGTAAAATAAGTAATTAAAACATTCAAGCTGCTTAAAGGTGCGCTTGAAAAATTACCTTTCCCCCCCATTCTAATACAGTTAGAAGCTAGATCTAAATTACAATATTCGGACCAAAAACCTTGATTGATATTTGTAATTGCGATAACCTTTTCTTTTTTAATATGTGACGGAAGATTTACATACCATTCAGTCACATCTACTGAAGGTATATATCCAAGTAAATTTGTCATTGACAAAATTTCAGTTTTAAACAAATTTTCCAATTTGTCGGAAATTGGCTTGTTAGAAATTGCCCTGAATTTTGACACATCATTATATGTTAAATTTGTATCCGCTATGCATTCGTAGTAAAATTTTGTTACACTGTCATAATAGAACTTGCCTCTTGTCTTGTTTCCAATGTCCTGTATATTTCCGCCAAATTCTAATCCCAAAATCTCAGCCAATTTTGAACTAACTAAATAATTTTCATCCGCATATTTTTTTGTAATATATGTTATGCTTGGATCAATAACTGCCGTTACATTTGCCACCTGGTCAACAATAATTGTATCTACATATTCAATTTCTACGACATTGTTAGCTGAGAAAGGTGGCACAAAATCTGGGCTAGTTGAAATATTGTAAGCGTAAAGTATTTCAACGTTGTCATTCCCGTGTGCAAATATTCCTAACTCTTTGATATAAAACCCTGTTGTTACAGATTTGTTAGTCAATAACGCATTGATTTCACAAGTTCCGTTCCCTTTTACGTTTATATTCAAAATTGGCAATGTTGTGATTTGATTGACTAATGCTGTTCTTTCTCTTTCGGAAGTTAATGATGTTCCATCTCCTATTGCCATTTTAGTAAATGTTATTGTTTCTCCCGCTAATCCTTTTGCTAATAGTTCTCTTCCTTTCTCTGTTAAAATAAATCCATTAAATTTTGCCATAATTTACCTTCTATCTTATTTCTCTTAATACTCTTGTTCTGTGTACCGTTCCAAAATTTGCCTCTATAATCTCATTTGGAATATTTATATCAGTTGAACCTAAGAAATATTTCTTTTTATTTTTTTCAACGAAGCCGTAATAATTTTTTCTTTCTTCTTTTCTCAAAAGCCTTATTCCCTCAAGCCACGAACGAATATTTTTATACTGCTCTACAACTTCGATTATTTTCTTATAGCCTTCATAATCTGATAAATTCCCATCTTTATTTACTTTAAAATATCCAGGATTTCCTCCATATTTAAACCATTCTATTATTTCAACATTTCCGCTAAATAAGATTTCACAAATTTCTTTAATTCCACCGACAGTACCTTTGTTAAAATGTGAAAAAACAGACCTTTTTATTAATTTTATTTTAGTTTCTTTACTAATATTTGAATCAATATAGTCAACATGATATTCCCACATTAAGAAATCTAATTCTACATCGTTTAGTTCTTCTAATTCTAAAAAAAATTTTCTTTTAATCGCATCGTGCTTCTTTTTGATAGCAAAATTTATAGATTCATAAATCCAAAGTGTTG